TGCGTATGTCGCCTTGTCGAAAGTCCAGTTTCCGCGAGCGTATCCGCTTCCGGGTGCTCGCTTCGTGTCACGCTGCTGAAGCAGTTGCTCTATTGGAATCTTGCCGAAGTTTCCGGCCTGACTCATAACGTCAACCACTGGGAACACTTCTGTTGCGACGTAGCCCGATTTGTCTGACTCTGAGTCATATTCGAGGAACGTTGCTAGATCTGGCCGCTGTGTAGACAGGGCGCTCGTTGGAGATGGCATTGCATTTCTTTCTTCCCGATGCAACGCGATTTATGAAACATAGTAAAAAGTCGCCGGGCTTTGGTGGCCACCTCCACCCGGCAACGCATCGGGCTTCTTTAGGAAATGGTGACGACGTTCTTTGAAAGAACGGCCCATTTCAGATTGCTTGCCATCAGTGTGATTGACGCACCAGCAAAAGCGGCAAATGTCGCTGTGGTCTTGGCCCCGCCAGTGACGCCATCGTCGAGCAATGCTGTTGCCGTGATGGTGTGAGCATTGGCGGTTTGAGAAACGACGTTCATGATTAGCCCTTCCTGTGCAACGGTCGGGGCTGCCAGTGTCATTGCGGCGACGCCCGCTTTGGTGAGCGTTGCTGTGCCTGGAGTCAGAGCCAGCGCACCGTTGACCGCGTAGGCTGTGACGAGGTTCTGAACGATACCGTTAATCGGCATGACCTCGATGACATCGCCGTCAGCCGTCGCGGCGTCGCGAGCAACGCCAGCGACGTTGCCATTTGCTACGCTGGAAATTTTGCCAGACGCCGCACCATAGACGTACGCCCCGGCAGTGATAGCCGCCGCTGCGACCATCTTCTTCGTGCCGTTAGCCGTTTTTAGGCGAACAGAACATGGACCAGCCGCTAGGCAGTCCGTGTCCATTGTTCCGATAGATGGATCAAGAGCACCCGCAACGGCGATGGCTCCCGGAGTCTTGACTCGCAGATGCTTGGCAACTGCTCCTGCTGCGGTGTCAGGCACCACTGAAGCTTCAAAAAACTGACTCATATTGCTGTCCTTTTGAATTTGGATGAATTGAAAGCCACCAGGCCGCAAAAATTACCGCGCGTTGAACTCGTCAACGAAAGCCTGACGAAGTCCGGGGTTATTGCGGTCTGCCAGTGCGGCCGCTTTCATTTTGTTTCCGTTGCACTTCGGCAAGCAATTTTCGATCGCCTGATTCCATCGAGCGCTCGCTGACGGGCCGCTGGTGCGAGCCTTGGCAACTGGGCGAACGCCGCGTGCCTTGGCTTTTGCCTTCATGGGGTCTTCTTCGCCGTCCATTGCCTTCGCGTCGGCCGGCTTTGACTCTTCTTCACTGTCGTCCTCGGTGCTGATTTCAAGCTCAGCAGCCTTGTACTTGGCGAGTTCTTCCGTCATCGCGGTGACCTGCTTTTTCAGGTCTTCATTTTCGCTCATCATTTCTTCAGCGGCGGCTGAAGCCACTGAAGCGAGCGGAAGATTCCGACGCAGACACTTGACGATAAATTTTTCAGACGCCTTTGGGAATGCTGCTTCAATCTCTTGCAGAGTTGCGGCAACAGATGTCGAATCGCTCATTGGTTTTCCTTTTCGCGGTTCTTTGTTTCCGCCTGAGCCTGCCCCGAATAGGGCAGCAACAACTCCGTGCGGCATGGTTGATGCTGTGGCAAATGTTCGCCCAATGACTGGCTTCCCCGTGATTCGTTTCGCGAATCCCATATCAACAGACTGCTGTGCGTTGAGATAGGTTTCGCTTTTCAGGATGGCCTTGATTTCGTCTTCTGATTTTCCTGATCGCTGAGCGTATGCTGTGACCATTGACGACTTGAGCTGACCTAGCAACGCAGATTGTTTTGCAAAGTCTTCGTCATCTCCTTCGGCTGCAGCGTATGGATTGTGCAGCATCATGTAACCGTTGCTGCTGATCTCGACGTCATCGAACGCCATCGCTACGAATGACGCAATCGAAAACGCTGACGACTCAATTGATAGTGTTTTCGGACCTCGGTACGCCGCACAAATATCATGGATGGCGAATCCTTCGAATACCGAACCGCCTTCAGAATGCAGTTTTACGGAAATCGGATCCGTTCCATTTGCTGGCAGTTGATCACGAAACGCCTGTGATGAAACTTCACCGTCTGCGGTTCCGATCACGCCGTCTATTCGGATGACTTTAGGCTGCATATGCATCGACCTCCGGTGTATCGACCACGCCGTCCATCGCGTCGGCAATCAGCGCATCTACCGACTGTTGAGCCAAGCCGATGCCGCCAAGGTATACTCTTGCCGCCGCTTCGCTGGTGACTCCACTGGCTAGCTCGTCCAGAATCTTCTTGATGGCTTTTCGGTTGCGCGTGAACTGTAAGGTTGACAGTCCTGCCATTTCCGCCGTTGGCTGCTCAACTGGCGTCGCTTTTGAATCGACTGACGATGTGCTTCCGTAGCCAGCTGCCTTTTCCTGCACAGCAATTGCCGCTGGATCTTGCAACGCTATCGTCTGACCTGCTGGCATCGGCAACGCGATCAGATCACGCCAGGTAACAGCAAGGGAATTTGGAAACGCCGCGTTGATCTTCTCAGCCTGTTTGGTCGCCGCCTCAATCGCAAACCCATTGTCAGCAATCGATTCTTCGGCAATTTCTTCCCAGTCTTTGCCACGCGCGGCGTGAAGTCGTCGCGGCGATGTCAGGGCATTTCTTAATTGTGTCGCGTCGCCTTCGGCGTCTGCAACAGGCTCAATGTAGCTCCACGTCGGCAGATTCCAGTTGTGGCGATAGAATGCGTCACCGAGTTTACTGGCCGCTTTCCTCATTGCTGACCCGGCATCGCCGGACGCCAGCCATTGACGTAGTTTCCAGTCGTATGCAGGCTTATTCAGTCGCCGCACAAGGTTCATTTGATCCGCTACAAATCCCTTGCGAGCCTCGTCAACAGCTCCACGCCATCCAGAGAAGTTCGTTTCGCTGCCGTCCATTAGCACAAGGCACAACGGAAGCCCGAAGTTCACGCCGATGATTTGCAAAATCAGTTTGACCTGCTGGAAGTATTCACTGTTCGGCACGTTCGGCGAGAATCCTGTCAGCTCCTCACCCGGCTGCCCGATGATTTCCATTCCGGGAGAGACGCCCTCAATCTGCCGTGTTCCACTGGCTGTCGTTTCGGTTGATCCTTCGCCGTACACGCCATCGGCTGACGGCAAACCAGACTGCTCGGATGCGAGTTTACGGAACACTGCAAAACAACTAACCACCTGCTGCTGCACGAGCTTTGCAAAGTTGATGTCCTCCAGCATTCCGCTAATCGAAAACACGGGGGCCAGTTGCGTAACGCCGCGAGTGACATTGACCCGTCGCGGATTGTAGACGTGAAACAATTGTCGTATGCCGTTTTCGTCTCGAACATCGACCGGCGTTGAATCGCCGAACTGGCCAAACACTCCTGTTTCTTCAGCGACGTGATACTGTTCACGCTTGCCGTGCTTGTCGGTCGTGACGCCGAGGAACGTGTTGTCCACTTTTGACTTCGTGCGGATCAGATGCGATTCGAGCATTTGAAACGATCCGTCTTCCGTCCCCGCCACAATCATATCGCCGTCAATTGATTCTGACCGGCAGGCTTGCCGCTCGATCTCTTTCCATGTGGCTTCACCGGCGATGTCGCACTGATCCGGATCGTTAGTAAAATCTTCCCACCATTGCCAGAGATCGGTATCGAGTGCTTTATCCCCAGTCTTGGGGTCGAGTGTGAATCCACTCTGGACGATGTTATCAACGCGACGATCAGCCAGGATGCCCACGAGTGCGTCGTTGCGGTCCATATCGCGGGCTTGTTCAATCAGGTCGTAATAGCTTGACTCAGTGCGAAAGTGATAGTCAGCACCGGAACCCATCGCGGACACGCCGGTCCTGCGACGGACGAAACGGCTTTGCCTAGTCGCGTCATAATCGGCCCGGATGTCTGCGAATGCGGATTGAATTCCCCGATGTTTTTGCAGTCGTGGCGGTATGGCGGTCATCGGAAGTTACCCCCGACGCCAATGAATCGCACGCCGCCAACGGCCCCAGATGATGTAGTGGCGTTCGCCGCCACGTAATCCTGAGCACGGACGAGCATGTCCTGAACGAATGATTTGCCGATCGACAGTGAGCTTGATTGATTGCTTGCGGATTCAGCCCGCAGGATCAACCAGCGTTTCGCTGCCGTGATGAAAAGCTTGGCACGTGAGACGCTGGCGACTTCTTCGAAGTCGGCATATTCAAGCAAATCGGTTTCGATGTCGGCGATTACCATGCACGTACGGTAGCACGATTGCTGATTTCTGCGAAAGATTACCCGTGCCGCATAGTTACCATATCCGGAAAACGGATTATCGTGCCGCCTCGTTTTCTAACAAATATAAAATGGCCTTTGTTTTGTCCGTCACCTTAGTTCCGTCCTGCAACTTCGCGCCTGTGTCCTGTAGCTCTCTTAACATGGCTCGCAGGATCGCCCTGTGTTTAATCGGCAAATTGACGTCAACGCGAGCGAACGCCTCCAGGCACGTTTGATAATTATCCTCGTCGTTAGGCACGGCAGGTTGAATGTCCACCTTCGAAATCGGCGACGGTTGTGTTCCGGGCTTCAATGGTCGCTGCTTATTCTGTTGCTGCGGTGTATCGACGCTGGGAAGTGTCATCGTGCTCATTCACTTTCTTTCAGTCGCTAAGAATGGTTGACCGTTCGGCGTTACGATCGCCGGTCGTTTCGGAATTGCTTTCAATTTGGAATTCGCTGGCAATGCGACCCGCGGCACCACTCGAACGCCCAGGCATCCAGCCGCCGCACATGCCAGTGCGGTTGAGTCCAAATAGTGATTGTTTCGATTGACCACGACCCACTTTCGCTGAATGCCCTTGTGCGGCACGAAGACGTCTCGGCGTTCCTCAGACACGATATGCTGACTGAATGACAGATGACGCCTGCGATCGCCGGGCGCGGCATACAGCGACAGCGTCCCGGAATTCTCCATCTGATTTTCATCGAGCGTGGCTGTCGCAAATCGCTCGTGTACCCATTGCTTCCAGTGTTCAGTATTAACGTTGTAGAGCCATAGCCGCTCTGTCGGCTGGTGCGAAGCGTAGCATTCCTGAAACGGGATCTTGTCTTTCGTTTTTTCCTTCGGCATGTGCATGCGGTTGTTGGCCCAGCCTTTGGATGCTGCGAATGGCGTACCTCCCGCTTGCCTGATAAACTCATAAATTGCGTCAGTAAAGTCGCCAGAGTCAATCAGGCAAAAGTCGATTGTGCCAGATGCCAGCATGTCGATACGCCATTGCAGCAGGGCAGGCAACAGGGCGGCAATCACTGCTTGCTTAGTGTCGGCGGCAAGCATTCCAGGTGTTTCCATCACGCCGTAATCAACCACATGGCCGATGGCGTTTCCGTGCCATCCGATTTTTGTCCAGTGGCTGTAATACTTTCCAATATCCAGCCCGATGGTGGTGTATATGGTTTCTGTATGGCTGGCACCTTGGACCAATCCGCTGATTCTTGACGCCACTCTACCGGCAGTGAGCCCGACTGTGTCCGGCTGCTCGTCGGGATCGGGATCGTTTTGGTATTCTGACTTGTAGGCGCCAAGTGACGTATCAGCGATTTTGTTGAAAGCCTGCTGAATAGCCGAATGAACCATTCGGACGCCGTCGATCTCAACATCAACGAAGTGACCGGCCAACATTTCTACGCCTGCGTCCATTGCGGCACGATTGCCGAGATAAAATTGAATGGCCCCGAGTCCGTGTTCGTCGCCGCCCTCCTGATTCGCACGACGTAGAACAATGTATTCTTCCCACAGGTCCATCCGTTCCGGCCATTTGATAACCATTCCGAACCGCACGCCGTTGTGTGATGGTTTAATCTTGCGATCAGTCAACCGGAACGACAGACATTTAGCGTTTTGCACGGTTGTCAGTGTGACGATTGCGAGCGATGAGCCTTGACCGGCCAGCCCCGCGATATCCTTGTCGAGTGTTTCTTCACGGTCCCCAACCTGCAGTTCTGACTTGGCTGATTCCGCTGTTTCCGGGTCATCGATCAAAACGAAGTCCGGACGATCGCCGTCGATGTTGACACCACGGAACGCTGCATCGAGCCCGAAGTACGCCATCTTCACGCCGCCGAATGGCGACTTCGGAACGTCCGGAAACCGTACGTAGTCGCTGGATGTCCAGACGATGTTTGTGAGTTCACCGTCGATGTGCTGACGTGCTGCTCGCTGCGGAGCCCCTTCAAGGCATTTGACTGGATGACAGACTTCCGGGAAGTCCTCATAGAGCAGTTTGTTTGTGGCGAACTTATTGCGGAAGTCTCGAAACAATCGACGCGCCAAAATTGACGTTGCGGCGACGGCTAAAGGAAAACGAATCAGTTCGGCGAGTGTCAAATACACCAGAAGCCCTTTGACCAGTTCTGACTTGCC